TGTCCGGATGATGTTCGTCGGCACGATTTACGCATTCCAGGCTTATGCGACGGCCTGATAGCAGGAGAAAAGCGATGAAAGTTAATCTGACCGAGACGATCAAGGGGCTTGATGGCGAGGACATCATGCGCCCTGGTTTGGGCGGTGAACCTGTGCCGATGACAATGGCCTTTGCCATTCGCTCGGCGCTTGTGCAGCCCGGTCAACAGGCTCCTGGGGCAGCGGAGCAGCTGCAACGCTATGACCTTCAGTTGAAGCTGCATGCGGTCGGCGAGGTTAATCTGACGGCGGAAGATGTGGTTTTGATCAAGTCGGTCTTGCCGGCTGTTTACGGCCCCTTGGTTGTCGGTCCCATTTTCAAGCTGCTTGAGCCGTTCGGCGGCTGACGAAAGGCGCATTTATGGCACAGCCACCGCCCTATAACCGTCTCCAGAGCTTCACCGGCTTTTCGGCTTTTAATCCGTCGGATCAACAGCCCGGGGTTTGGTTGGACTCGGAATATAACGCGATCAAGCTGACGCTTGACGCGATTCTGGCAAATCTGGTGTTGCTCCAGCGAGATGATGGTCGGCTTGCGAATGCCCTAGTCTCGCTCGATACGCTGGCGACGGACGTTTTGGCTGCGCTGGGCGGGACAGAAGGCTGGGCCCCGCGGGGAGCGTGGTTGACGGCCACGTCCTATGCGGTCGGCGATGTCGTGACTCAAAGCAATTCGACCTATGTCTGCGCGGTTGCGCACACGTCGGGCACTTTCTCGACGGATCTGGCTGCGGTGCGCTGGATTGCGATCTTCAGCGCCGTTGCCAGTTCGCTGGCCGACGGTTCGGTGACGACGACCAAGATTGCTGACGGCGCGGTAACAGCGGCGAAGCTGGGCTTTACCAGCCTGACGCTCACGGGGGCGATTGAATCTGATACCGCCTTGCTGGCGGGGACGGCGACAGCTGAGACGGGCTATGTCGTCTCGGGCAAGGCCGACACCGGCAATGTGTTCGGCTCGATCGCGCGCGCTACTCAGGCGCAGGGCGTGGTTGGGTTCCGGATTGCTGGCGGCACGTCGAGCGGCGACTGGTTCATGCAGATGCCTGGCTCGGCCAACACGCTTCAGATGCTTTACGGCGCGCAGGTGCAGGCGACATTCCAGACGGCTGGCAATGTCGATTGGGCGTTCACGCAGCGCGTTACCGGCGCGGCGACGCCTGCCAGCGGCAGCGGTCTTGAACTCAGCTTCGCCAGTTCGACCGGCACGGTGCAGGCCTATAACCGGACGGGCGGCGCGCTGTTGGATCTGCGCGTGGCGGGCCTATCACTGTTTCTCGCGGGCGGCGGTGTTGACTGGCTGCGCATGACCGGCTCAGCACCATCGGTGCTTGATGCGTCCGGCGGCAGCTATTTCACGCTGGGCTATCGCAATCTGCCGGTGAACGGCCGCACAGGCGCCTACACGCTGGCGCTGTCGGATGTCGGCAAGATGATCAGCAACACCACCGGCGGCGTGGTGATCCCGGCCAACGGCGCCGTGGCGTTTTCACCGGGCGATTCGATCGTCATCTACAATGACAGCAACTCCAACCAGACCATCAGCATCACCACCGACACGCTGCGCTGGGGCGGGACGTCACTGACCGGCTCGCGCACCTTGCTGCCCTACGGGCTGGCAACGGTGACGAAGGTGAAGTCGACCGAGTGGGTTATTTCGGGGAGCGTGACGTGAGTATTGCCCTGTCCCCTATAGATTTAGAGGCGTCTCGCATTCGCCATAATCCCTTCAACGTCCAGACCGGCGGCGACCATTATGCAAAGCTGGCAATCCAGCCGATGCAATATGCGCTCGCCAACGGCATTCCTTATGCCGAGGGCTTGGTCATCAAATATGTGACCCGCTGGCGCGATAAGGGCGGTGTCGAGGATCTGAAGAAGGCGCGGCATGTCCTCGACATGCTGATTGCGCATGAGGAAGCCGGGCAATGACCGGCATCACCGCCCAGATGGCTGGCGGCGGCAGTGGTCCGCGCGTGACCTTGGCGGACACAACCATCGAGGTGATCAACACCGGCGCGACCGCTTCGGCGGCCTACCGGCTGGCGACCGATGGGAAGGTCATGCGCTCAGCCAATGGCGCGGCTTATGCCGAGATTGGCACATGGCTCACGCCGTCTGTAGCGGCTCTGGCGGCGCTTTATGAGTGCCGCGTGACTGTAACCTCCGGCACTCTGACGAGCGGCACCACCGGGACATGGTTGCCGCTTACCGCAGACCAGACATGGACACTGAGTCGGCCGAGCGCCGGCGCTTTGACAGTGGAAATGACCCTGGAAATTCGACTGGCCGCCACCGGAACGGTGATGGCCTCCGCGACAGTCAACATGGGGGTTGAATATGTCTGACCGGCCTTTGGCCTCCAAACGATTGGCGGACCGCGTGCAACAGCTTGAAGACAATGTCGACGAGATCAACCGGCGGCTTGAGCGCGGCGAGGGGCAGTTCGCCGCCTTGGCCGCTGACATCAAGGCCAATACTGAAGCCACCAAGGAATTGGTGGAGGCGTGGAAGATCGGCACCGGCTTGGTGCGGTTTATAAAATGGTTGAGCGGCTTTGTCGCCGCCATAGCCGCGCTCTACATCCTGTTCTTCAAAGACACTCCTCCGCACACATGACGACCAAGGCCAAGCCTCAGTCGGATGATACCGCGCAACTGGAAGCGCAGCTTCTGGAGCAGCGGCGCATTGCCATGCGTCTGCTGCATGCGAAGAAGGCCAAGGCCAGCCTGATCGACTTCACGCAATTCACCATGCCCGACCCGGAGGATCCCTCCGACGCGACCAAGAGCCGCTACGACCCGCAATATTTCCACCGCGCGCTCGCCCAGGCGCTCGAAGACGTGGAAGCCGGGCGCATGATGCGGCTGATTATCACCTTTCCCCCGCGCCACGGGAAGAGCGAGTTGTCATCCAAGCGCTTTCCAGCGTGGTTCGTGGGCCGCGATCCTTATCGCTACTGCGCTGTCTGCACCTACAACCAGACCTTCGCCGAGGACATCGGCCGCACGGTGCGCGGAATCATTCGCCAGCCAGCCTATGCCCAAGCCTTCCCCGGCGTGACGCTGCGCAAGGGCTCGACCGCTTCCGACCGGCTCGAAACCGAAGAGGGTGGGGCGCTCTATTTTCTGGGGCGGGGTGGCACCATCACCGGCCGCGGCGCGGACCTGATTATCATCGACGACCCTATCAAGAACAGCGACGAGGCGCGGTCGGAAACGGTGCGCAATTCGCTGTGGGAATGGTTCCAGAGCGACATCAAGTCGCGCTTCATGACCGACACCGGCGCAATGATCGTGATCCAGTGCATGACTGGTGACACGCCGGTTCTTATGGCTGATGGCAGCGAGCGATTTTTGCGGGACGTGCGCCCTGGTGATCGTATTGCAACCTATGATAATGGCAGCCTTACAACATCAACAATCAGGAATTGGGCCAACAATGGTCCTGATTTTGTCTATGAAATTAGGATGACTTCTGGCATCACTGTCAAGGCAAACGCGAGGCATCCGTTCCTCGTTGTAAGAGACGGTGTGGAGACATGGGTCAGACTGCGGGACATGGCGCCCGGCGACCAGGTTCGACGGGCAATCGCGACAGAAGCAGCGATAGCGCGCGAGGAACTTGGAGTGGCGTCACCTGCTCTTGGGATGGATGCGACGCCCCGGCCAAGTGCAAAGGGTTTTGCGAGCCACATTACCATAAGCACCGTTGGGCAAGCGGCCACCGGCCGCCATCATCAACCAACAGCCGCGCAAGACGCAACGCAAAGCTCAAGCACCGATACGGCATCGGCGTTGCCGAATACGACGCCATGCACAAACAGCAAGGCGGTGTCTGCGCCATCTGCGAACGCCCTCCCGGCAGCGGCTCTCCCGACCATTGGGGTGAAACCTTCTGCGTTGACCACAATCACGCAACTGGACGGGTCAGGGGATTGCTCTGCAATGACTGCAACCTTGTCGTCGGGCGAGGCCGAGATGCCGCCATTTTGCGCAGAGCCTTGGAATACCTGGCGCGTGATGAACGACACGGTCGCGTCGATCCTCCCGTGCGGCCGTGAAGATGTCTTTGATGTTCAGGTCGACAGAACTGAGAACTTTATCGCCAACGGGCTGGTAAGCCACAATACCCGCTGGCACGAAGACGACCTGGTCGGCCGGCTGACGGACCCGAGCAACCCGCACTATGACGCTGAAGAGGCGGCAACGTGGAAGATCATCAACATCCCGGCTATCGCCGAGGATAATGACGTTCTGGGCCGAAAGCCGGGAGAGCCTTTGTGGCCCGAGCGGTTCGGGCTCGACTATCTCAACAATTTCAAGCGCACCAACCCGCGTGGTTTTTCGGCGCTCTATCAGCAGAAGCCAACGCCCGAGGACGGCGACCTGATCAAAAAGGAGATGATCAAGCCCTATAAGCCTGATCAACTACCCAAGAATCTGCGAATTTATGCGGCCAGCGACCATGCCGTCGGCATCAAGCAGGAAAACGACAAGACTTGTCTGCTGGTGGTCGGCATTGACGACGTGAACCGCATTTGGCTGCTCGATTGCTGGTGGCAGCGCGCACGCACCGACAAGGTGGTGGAGGCTATGATCGGCCTCATGAAAAAGTGGAAGCCGGTGACGTGGTGGGCGGAAAGCGGCCATATCTCCAAGTCGATCGGCCCGTTTCTCTACAAGCGCATGACCGAGGAAAAGGTCTATGTGCATGTGCAAGAGCAGGTGCCGTCCAAGGACAAGGTGACGCGCGCACAGTCGATCATCGGCCGCATGGCGATGGGCATGGTTTATCTGCCGCTGGCCGAACCTTGGTATGAAGACGCCAAGCAAGAATTGCTGAAATTCCCGAACGCTCGGCACGACGACTTCGTCGACACCTTGGCGCACATCGGGATGGGGCTGGAGCGCCAGATGCGGGCGCCGCAGTCGATCGAAGTCAAGACAGGCCCCAAGGTGGGCAGCTTGGCATGGGTTAAGTTCGCGTCCGAGCAGCGTAAGCGCCGGACGTCTCTGGCAACACAAAGGGGTTGGTGATGATGGATGCCATGCAGCCGAGCATGATGGCTCGTGACGTTGAGGCGCCCAGTGAAGCCTCGCGCGCTCTAGTCAAGGAATGGACCGACAAGATCATCCAGGCCAAAAAGCATTGGGAGCGCGATTTCAAGCGCATGCGGCACAACATGGACTTTGCCGGCGGCAAACAATGGCCCGACCAGGCGGCTGATGATGACCGCTACACCGCCAATTTTGTGCAGCGCGTCATTAAGACCTTGGTGTCAGCGCTCTATGCCAAGAACCCGCAGGTGGCCGCGCGCCGCCGCAAGCGGCTCGACTATGCCTTGTGGGACGGCAAGCCGGAATCCATGGCAATGGCGATGCAGGCGGCCATGGGCGGCGTTGACGCCATGGGCAATCCGATGCCGGCGGACCCTAATGCTGTCGCGCTGATGCAGGACATCATGCAGGGCCAGCAGCGCGCGATGATGCTCGACAAGGTTGGCCTGACGCTTGAGGTATTGATCGAATATTTCCTCAATGAGCAGACTCCGCGCTTCAAAACGCAGATGAAGCAGATGATCCGCCGGGCTCGCACGACTGGCGTCGGCTATATCGAACTCGGCTTCCAGCGGCAGATGGACCTGTCTGACGAGCAATCGACCCGCATTGCCGACATGACCGAGCGCCTAGCGGTCATTCAGCAGCTCAGCGCCGACCTTCAGGACGGCGAACTGGATCCGAGCAGCGCCGAGGCAGAACAGCTGCGGCTCAGCATCGAAGCGATTCAGCAAGAGCCTGAAATGATTGTGCGCGAAGGGTTGGTGTTCACCTTCCCGCACTCCACGCGCGTCATCCCCTCGCCGGAGACTATGGAGTTGGTCGGCTGGATCGGCTCGCCGTGGATCGCCAAGGAAGTGTTGCTGACGCGCGAGCGTATCAAGCAAGTCTATATGGTCGACATCGGCGACCAATATACCTCCTATCGGCAGGAAAAAGGCAAGCCGTGGGGCGGGAATAATGAGCGCCGCCGCGGGCAGGCAGGTAAGGGGCTGGCGTGCGTCTGGCACGTCTATTGCCGCGACACCGGGCTGGAATATGTGCTGTGCGACGGCCACCCGGCCTTCCTGCAAGCTCCGACGCCGCCACAGGTGCAGGTGGAGCAGTTCTTCCCCATCTGGGCGCTGACGTTCAACGAAGTCGAGAATGAAGAGGAGCTTTTCCCCAAGTCCGACGTCGAGCTGCTGAAGCACATCCAGAAGGAATATAACCGGTCCAAGGAAGCGCTGCGCCAGCATCGCATTGCCAACCGGCCGCTCTATCTGGCGCCGGAAGGGCAGTTTGACGAGGGCGAGAGCATGAGCCTCGCCAGTCACGCGGCCCATGACGTGATCGCGGTCAAGGCCATGCGTGATGGCATCAAACCTAATGACCTGATTGCTCCGGTCCAGAAGCACGGCATCGACCCCAATCTTTATGAGACGGAAAGCCTGTTCATGGACATGGTGCGCGTGGTTGGCGCGCAGCAGGCCCAGATCGGCGGCACTGCCGGCGGGACAGCGACAGAATCGACGATCGCGGCTCAGGCCTATAGCGGCTCGATCGGCCTCGACAGCGATGATCTGGACGAGATGCTGAGCGATGTCATGCGCGCGGCCGGGCAGGTGCTGCTGCTCAACATGACCGCCGAACAGGTGACGCAGATTGTCGGCCCGGGCGCAGCCTGGCCGGAAATGAGCCGGCTTGAGGTTATGCAGGAAATCGGCGTCGAGATTAAGGCCGGATCCAGCGGCCGGCCGCAGCAAGCGGAAGAAGCGGCGACCTTTGAGCGGCTCTATCCGCTGCTTGTGCAGCTGCCGGGCGTCAGCCCGCGCTGGCTGGCCGAGCGCGCGATCCGCATTGCAGATGACGATATTCGCCTTGAGGATGCCTATGTCGACGGCCTGCCGTCAATCATGGCGCAAAACCGCATGGCGCAGATGTCCACCGGCGACCCTGGCACTGACCCCAATGCCCAAGGTGAAGCTGGCGGGCAGAATGACGAGCGGCCCAGCAAGGGCAGCCCTGACAGCCAACCCGGCTTTAACACCGGGCCTCAACCCAACCAGATGTGAATTGTTGATTTTTGCGACCAACAACGATACACATGATCACGAAAGGCGCTAAACATGCCCATCCTGGACACTGACACCTCGCCCGTGTTGGACAATGAACCCGGCACTCTTGCTGAAACGCAGAGCGCCGGAGAACCACAGGACGCTAACCCCGCGCAGTCGTCCGGCGCGGACGTTGAGGACGCTAAGCAAGACGAGCCCACGCTCCGAGACATCATCCAAGATGTTGTCAAGAAGCAAGAGGCTCCGGAGGATTCGTCCACCCCCGAGGCAAAGACGGAAGAAAGCGCTGAACCCGACGCTACGGCGGAAGGTGATGATGCCGAACCTGATGCCGATGTCCCGTTTCATAACCATCCGCGCTTCAAGGAGCTGGTGGCCGAGCGG